AGAGGCCGGCTTCCTGAACAACTACCTCACCATCTTCACCTTCTTTATGAAACAGCCCGGTTGCATCCCGCTTCCAATCTTCTCCGACAAGATGCCCGTCGATAATGCGCGGAACGACCTTTGCAAGTCCGCCATAAAGAACAAGGCGGATTTTATCTTCTTCCTCGATTCCGACGTTTATATCACCGAAACCGCCCTTTCCTCCATGTGGGAGTGGATTCTGCGCGAGGACGTTTATGCCGTGTCCGGCATCTACTACCTCCGCGAACAGCCATTCACCCCGGTTATCCGCATGGACGACGGGAACGGACACATGATGCCCGTTCCCGATTATCCCACCGACGCCCCTTTCCGCATCGACGGCGCGGGCATGGGCGCCTTCCTCATGAAACGCGCCGCGCTCGACGCCGTTTTTGTATCCACCAAGGGCAGGCCGTTCTGGTTCTCCGACGACTGTTCCGAGGATTTGAACTTCTGCCGCCGCCTCCGCTCCCTGAAGGATTCACAGGGCAGGCAGTTCGAGATTTGGTGCCACCCCACCGCCACCTGCGGGCATTACGGCGCATTCGTCCATGAATGGCACCACCTTCATTTCCTCGGCGAGGAACTCACCGAGATATCCGAACTCGCCACCTACCTGAAGGAAACGCAGAACCCCGCCGTGACCAAGAAGGAGATTCTCGCCCGGTGCTTCCGCGCCCCTTACGACATCCACAACAAGTTCGACAAGCAATTCCCCGGACAGGCACGCGGAGCCAAATACGAGAGCGACGAGATAGACGCCTTCTATCGCGGCATCGACGACTACATCTACGACCTGACCGCGTTCTGGTTCTCCCGGCGCAAGGAAGCCGCCGAGATATTCGCCCGCATCCCTGTCGGAACCGCCCGCATCCTCGACTTCGGGTGCGGAATCGGGGATTATGGCTTGACCATCCTTGAGAATTTCCCGAACGTCCATGTCGTCTTCCACGACATAAACATCCCGAACCTGCAATACCTCCATTGGCGGCTGAAGAAGCGCAAGGAAGAAATCGACCGTGGCGCATCCACCTTCTTCGTTTCCGCATCCGAGGGGGAGTTGGAGCGCGGATGGGAAGCCATGAACCGCAATCCATTCCAGATAGTCTTCTGCCTCGACGTGCTGGAACATATGCTCGAACCCGAGAAGGGCATAAGCAAAATCCGCGCCATGATGGACAGGAACGGCCTCCTGTTCGCGAACATCGCCCCGCAGTCGAAGCTCCAATCCATGCACATCTCCTGTCCCGACCTCGCCAAATACGGCTTCCTGCAATTGGGGCAATATTTATATATCCGCGACGACTCGGATATGGCGAAGAACCTGCAGAATCTGAGGGTGTGATTATGCCAAAACCAAGAATTTCCTACCTTAAGGATGGGGCAGTAAAGATAACCAAAAAGATGTTCATGGAGGTCATCAGCGGGGAATGTGTCGTGTCCATCGATGGTTCGAAGCATCTCAAAATATCCATCGGAGATGCAATCAAACTGGTGTATGTATCGCGCCTTTCCAACACAGTCGTTAAGCGGGTGTGTGCAATCTCATCGAAGCGGAGGTCTGGCGAATGAGTCCTCTCTACAAAGGCTCGGCATTCCGGCGTTTCCTCATCGACCGCTTCGCCATGGGATTCGACACCGACCACATCCGGCAGGAATTCAAGGCGAGCCAGGGCGTCGAGATAAACGACAAGGACATCGACGGCATCCTCGGCCCCGATTCGGAAAACGACATAAAAGTCCGCGAGCAGGAACTCCTCGCCGAATTATCATCGACAAACTTCTTCGAGGCTCTCAACCGGATTAAAACCGAGCTGGAAAGCGTCCGGCAGATAGCCCTCGACGAGCGCGACCTGAAAGCCTACGCCCAACTTACGAACTCCATGCTGAAGTCCGTCGAAGTCCTCGTCGCTACTTCCGACGCCTTCAAGCGCAAGTTCGACGACCAGCAGGCAATCCAGACCCAGAACAACTTCTACGTCCTTAACGTCCTGCAGAAGGATGGCTTAATCGACATCAAGGACGAGAAAAAGCTCCGCGAACTGTGGGGCATACGGGGTGAAGCGGATGGCTTGCGGGAAACCGAAAAGAAGGAAACCAAAAAAATAGAATGCGAGGTGCATGAAAGTGTTTGACATCTTCCGGAAGATATGGAGGGCGCTCGGGCAGACAAGCGCCGGGATGACCGTGGCGGACTTTGAATCCAAACTTCCGCCGAATGCAATCGTCATCCCATACACGATGGCTCTGACCAATCCGGTGTGCTTCATCGTGAAGTCGCCCTCCCCGGAGGACTTCCTTGCGTTCATAACGAAGCACGCCGCCCATTACGACGGCGTGTATATCGTGAAGAAATCCATCGGAAGCGGGCGCTTCAACTACGTCAATCCGAACTTCTATGTCGGTTGCTCGGTCGATGTGGGCTGATGCTCGAAGATTTGACGACCACGCCCGCGAAGAATTCCTTCTCCTACTTCGTGAAGCTCGTCCTCCGGCAGAAGCTTGGCCGGATGCACGAGGAATGGATAGAAGCCGTGTCGGGCGACAAGCACGTCTGTATCATTTCCGCGAGAGGGCATTTCAAGACTACCATCATGTCCGTCGCCTTCCCGCTCTGGATAATGTTCCGCGATTCCAAGCCCCGCACATTCCTCGTCGTTTCCGCCACGCAGGAGCAGTCCGGGGAAATCATGGGGCTGATAAAAAAGCATATCGAGGACAACCCAATCCTCCGTTCCGTACTCTATCCCGACAATATCTACCTGACCAAGTGGTCGGAATCCCAGATACGCACCCGTAACGGGCATCGTGTAATCTCGATGCCCCTTTCCGATTCCATCCGCGGCAAGCACAGCGACTACACCATCTGCGACGACATCCTGAAGGCGGAGATATCCACCGACGTAGCCGACGCCAAGCGCATCTTCTACGGCACCGTCTTTCCGACGGTGTTCTCGAAGCGCGGAAAGCATATCGTCGTCGGGACGCCAATCGCCTACACCGACCTTCTCCACGACCTCGGGACAAAGGAGACATTCCGGACGCTGAAGTATCCCGCCATCCGGCTCGGGACGGACGGCTCTTGGAAGGAGCCTATGTTCCCCGAACACTTCGACCTTCAGCAACTCCGTGAGATATACCAAACAATGCCCCGTCACCTATGGGCGCGGGAATATCTATGCGAGCCACTATCGGACGAAGTGAGTATGTTTCCGTCAGACCTCCTTAAAGCGTCAAGGATGGCCTACGAACGCGCTCGCGCCATTTATGACATTCCCGCCAAGCTGGAAGATGGAAAGCCCAATCCAGCCCATCGTGTGCCTACGCGCGTGCTTGGGTGCGATGTGGCTGTGAGCGAAAGTTCTACCGCTGACTGGAGTGTCTTTACTGTCTTGGAGAAGCTTGAGGGCCAGCCTGTCTTTGTCCGGGAGATACGCCGGCTTCATCTGACCACTCCGGGGAATGTGAAGGAGATAGAAGCGATGCACCGCCTATATAACTTCTCTCGCATTCTCGTGGAGCGAACCGGGGTAGGATGGGCAGTAGCGGAAGAAGCCGCGAAATCCGACCTGACGCGGGGTGTCACGACCACCTTTGATACCAAGAAAGCCAGCAAGGAGCGTATCCTATCTCGGCTCGAAGTCATGTTCAGGAACAATACCATCCCGGACAAGGCAGACCGGGGCGTGGCTATCCCCCAGAACGAGATACTCATGCAGGAACTTTCATCCTTCGGCTACAAGAAAGAGCCTCGAACCGGTGTCGTTTCCTATGCCTCCCTCGGAGCGCACGACGACTGCATCATGTCGCTCGCCATCGCGCTCGAAGCATGGGAACTTTCCCTTCCGGTCAGCCTTGCCTATATTTGAGAAGTACCATGTCATCGGGGCAAAGATAGGGTTTCCCGCGATTTATGACAATCGTTTTTCCACAGCGCCGGCACTTGGTTTTGACCTGGGCGCACTCGTCCAAAAGGCTCACGAAGTCTTTTGACACGATACAATTTAAAACAGAGTAGCTTATAATATATCATGCCGCCAAAGCGAATTCCGGTGTCAGCGCATCTTATCGAGACGTATGTGCCAAACCCTCCGTCGGGCGGACAGCCTACTCCTGAGCAATCGACGAACACAAGCGTCACGAACATCGACCGGACGCAACTCTACAACTGGTACGAACTTATGCCCGAACTGCGGGGCATCGTCACGACGCTAATCGCTGATATCTTCGGAGAAGGATACGAGATAGAAGCCTCTGAAGCGAGGCAGAAGAAAGTGAAAAGATTCCTGCGCGAGAACCATTTCAATCTCGGGATGAAAGCCGTCCTGCGGGACTACTTCATTTCCGGGGACGGATATTTCGGAAAGTCGGCAATAACGGAAGAACAAGTAATGAATCTCGTCGATAAGGCTTACAGGAAAACCATGAACAAGAGCGCGAGCGACTTGTCGAAGATGGAAATCGTGGAGATGGCAAAACAATTGAAACCGGACTTATATTCCCCACAAGTCCTGTTTCCCCTCCCTGCCAGAACCATGAAGATAAACTACGATGAGCATGGCCGCGTCCGCGGCTACGTCCAAAAACCCCTTTCGACCGTCACAACCTCAACCACCAATACCAACGATGAGGCCAATTTCCCCACCAGAGCGGCGAACCCCGGCCACCTCGTCGAATACAATCCTGAAGAGGTCATTCATTTCGCTCTTGACCCGGTCGGCGATTCCATCTACGGAACGTCGCCACTCTACACTTGCCTGAGGGACGTAGCCGCCTTGTTCTATGCGAAGAATTACGGAGGGACATTCTTCCAGAACGACGCCACTCCGTCGTATATCTATCTTCTGAAGAACGATTCTCCCGAATCCTCGAACTACCGCAACTTCGTCGAGCAATTAAAGCGCCACAAGCAGAACCCGCACAAGTCCATGGTCATCACCGGGGAGGTGGATGTGAAGGCGGTATCCCCGAGCAACAAGGACTTGGAATTCGGGGTGTTCATGGACAAGTACCTCCAGCGCATATTCCTCGGGTGGGGCGTTACCGCCCGCTTCTCACACCTATTCACAGGGCGTCTTGAAATGCCCGCCAATCTCGAATCCTACTACAAGCTGATAAACTCCATCCAAAGTGATTTGGAGGAGCAATTGAACGACGAACTTTTCGAGCATTTCGACGCTGAATTTTATTTCAACCGCGTTTATAAGCGCGACGAATCCCGCGAAGCCGACATCGTGACGAAGCTCGTGGGACAGCCGGTTCTTACTCCTGATGAAGGGCGTGAGTATCTCGGCTACAAGCCCCTCACGGATGAGGAGAAGATGGAGATAATTCAGCCGACTCGGAAGCCGGGGATGGACGAAGTCCAATCCGCGGATGCGAGAGGCGAACAGAATGCGGAAACCCCGACCGGCCCATACCGGCCAAAATCTGAGGTGAAATGAGGATGAAACAGCTTATCTGGTTGCTACTTATAGCAGGAATGTGCATGGCCGCCACGAATATCTTCGTGGATGGCAGAAGTTTTCCGGTCAGAACCGAAACGCCGGTGGATAATATCACCTCCGCGCTTCAGCCGGGGACGAACACAGTCCTGTTCCTGAACAGCACGAGCGCATCGGATACGGGGAACATCACCATCTATTATATGAACTCGTCCCTGAGCAGGAAGTCAGTCACCTTCCCGCTTCAGGGAACTGTTAATTTCAATACGACCTACAACCAGAGCAAACTGAACGTCTCGGATATCGCCTACGTCACCGGGGTTTATTCCCACACAGCCGCAGTCGGAATAATCTCCATCTATGCCGACAATAATGCTTCCTTGCTATGGAAGATTCCCGTAGGCTCGAAGTATTCCAGCCAATCCATCTACGTCTGCGCGAGCGAGTATGGATGCTCGCTGAACCGCGTGATATCGAGTAGCGACTCGGTGGTCAGGTGGGCCTGCAAGGTCGGGACTGCGTCCGAAGCCGTACAATATGCGTGGTATACAGGGACGGGAATCACGAATGATTACTTCCCTGCGATTCACCTGAACAAGGGGCAGAGGATTCAGTTTTACGTCACAGGCTATACCGCCCTGGCGAATGCGTCGTTGTATTACACGATGAACTGAGGTTTCCCATGAAAAAGATACTGGCATTCCTGCTCGTCTTCATAGCGGCAGGATTTGCCTCTACATTTTGCTATCAGGAATCTGCGAACACTTCTAACCAATCAGGAACAGATACCTGTTCAAATGCAAATTACGGTGGAGCAACAGCGATAACAAATAATTGGGCTGGTGGTGCTGGCACGAACACCTATGATGGCAATTGGGGAACATATGGGGCTACTGCAATAGGTGGTGGATATGGAATTGCATATGTAAATTATACCGCTCCACCAGGAACAATCGGGGCTAACCTAATTGTTAAAGATGGTAACGGAGGAACGCATAATGTATCTCTAACAAACTATGCCAATCCACGAATTGCGATGGTATCTTGCAAAAATGCTGATATGTCTAACGCAGATGGATACACTTGGAGTGGAATAAACGTTGGTGCATGTAATGCACAGTCAATCGCAAGTTCATATGAATGGAATGGAACAACATTTGTATCTTTATTTACAGATTTCGAGATGTACAGAGCAGTTTATGAAGAAGGTATCTGGTGGGAAAATGCCGAGCCTCCACCAGCTCTCATCGATAGTTTCATCTGTTCCTCCACCGACGGTTGCGACCTAGCCAATGTCGCATACACGAATAATGGCTCAATAAGATGGAGTGTAATCGAGGAGATAACACAGCCGTCTTATCTATGCTATCAGGAATCGGCAAACACGAGCAATCAATCAGGAACGGATGGAGATTGCGGTCTTGTATATAACGGTACTTATGCTCTTACAGGAGTTCTGGATAGTAATGGAGATATTGATGGGAATTGGGCGTCTTCTGCTAGGACAACTTCTGGGTATGGCATACGTTATGTAAATTATACGCCCCCAGTGGGAGTTGTATCTGCAAAAAGCACTTATAAAAGTTTTCCAAGCCAAAATTATACTTTCATTTATGACGTGCTACCGAATCCATTAAGATTAGCTAGAGTATCTTGCATGGATGGAGATTGGACTGGTGCGGATGGTTATACTTGGGAATCTCCAACGTGTTCTGGAACAAAATGGAAATTTTATTATCTCAACGGAACAAATATGATAAAATATTATGAGTATGCATCACGTAATATGTATGAGGAAGGCATCTGGTGGAATATATCTTCCGCGACCAACTCAACCAAATACGCTTGGTACAATACAAACAGAACCGCCACCGCCTTTCCACCGCTCCACTTTCCCTATCAGGCTAACGTATCCTTCTACGCCGAGGGAACCGGCAACAGTTCCATAAGATACGAGGTGCGATAATGACCGAGTCATACATTCAGTTGCCGGATGATTCTGCGAACACGGGGAAGAAAGTCAGAAGCCAGTCGAGAACCGTGGGAGCGAACACCGTCCATGAGCATTACAACATCCTCACCGATATCACCAACGACACGCAGGCAAGAATCATCACCTCCGCGCCGACAACCGAAGCCGGCCTCGTCGTACGTAATATCCCTTCCGGCACTCAGCCCGTCTCGGGAACGGTGAGCGCGACCTGTTCCGGAACCGTGGCGGCGACACAGAGCGGGACTTGGAATATCACAAACCTATCCGGAACGGTTTCCCTTCCGACCGGAGCGGCTACAGAAACCACTCTTTCAGCCCTGAATGGGAAAGTGACCGCTTGCAATACCGGAGCCGTAGTCATATCTTCCGGTTCGATAACCGCATCCGGAACGGTCACGGCGAATCAGGGAACTGCGGCGGCAGGCTCAGCCGCATGGCCCACGGCGATTACGAATACATCAGACACGATAGTCAAGCCCGGAGATGCGGTGAATAACGCAGTCCGGGTGAATGTCGTAGCCGGCGGAGCGGCTGGCGGAACTTCAAGTTCATTCGCGGCGGCATTCCCGGCTACGGGAACTGCGGCTGGCTTCATAGATGGAAGCGGCAATATGCAGGGCGGCCTGGTCGATGGTTCTGGTCATCTTCAGGTCGATGTCCTTTCCGGAGGAGGCGGCGGAACGCAATATACCCTCGGAACAGATACCTATGCAGAAGCCACTACCAAAGCAACTATGTCCGGTGCGGTCAGGAACGATGTCCTCGCCACGCTCGTAAATACCGATAATGAACTCGCCCCGCTTCAGGTGAATGCCTCGGGTGCGCTCTATTGCGAAGTTGCTACATCCGCACTTCCTTCCGGGGCGGCTACTGAATCCACACTTTCGACTTTGAACGGAAAGGTGACTGCCTGTAATACCGGAGCAGTAGTCATATCTTCTGGAACTATTTCACTTCCAACTGATGCGGCGACACAAACAACTCTTTCAGCTTTGAACGGCAAGGTGACAGCCTGTAATACTGGTTCCATCGCGGGGTCTGTCACCGCGAATGCCGGAACAAATCTCAATACTTCCCTTCTTGCTTTGGAAACCGGCGGGAATCTCGCGACAATCGCAGGAGATACCACAAGCATAGACGGGAAGATAACCGCCTGTAATACCGGAGCCGTGGTGATTTCATCCGGTACGGTGAATGCCACTTGCTCTGGAACTGTGGCCGCTACACAAAGCGGGACATGGAACATAAATAATATCAGCGGCACAGTTGCACTTCCCACCGATGCGGCAACCCAGACGACACTTTCAGCCTTGAATGGAAAGGTGACGGCTTGTAATACGGGCGCGGTGGTCATATCTTCTGGTGCGGTTAATGCAACCTGTTCCGGCACGGTAGCCGCCACTCAAAGCGGCACTTGGAATATCACGAACATCAGCGGCACCGTTTCCCTGCCTACCGATGCGGCGACACAGACTACCCTTGCGGCATTGAATACAAAAGTGACCGCCTGTAATACGGGCGCGGTCGTAGTTTCATCCGGAGCCATAACCGTATCCGGAACCGTGACCGCATCCAATTGTGCCGGTGATGTGGCGCATGATACGGGCGACTCGGGCAATCCGATAAAGATAGGCGGCAAGGCACGGCAAGCCAATCCGACCGCGGTTGCGGCTTTGGACAGGGTGGATGCGACCTTCGATGACGTGGGCCGGCAGGTCGTAGTCCTGAACAATGTCCGCGACCTGGAAGTGCATCAGCATACGGAGATTGCATCATCTTCTTCGGAAACGACAATCCTTTCCGCAGGAGCGGCTGGCATCTTCCATGACCTCACCCAGCTTATCCTTACGAACCAGACCGCCACGGCGGTTAATGTCACCATCAAGGACGCCACCGCCGGAACTACGAGGATGATAATCGCCCTCGCGGCAAGCGGCGGCGCAGTAATCCCATTCCCCACGCCGGTTACACAGGCGGCGGCGGCAAACAATTGGTCTGCGACACTCTCGAGTGCGGCTGTGACCGTGGATATCTTCGTGCAAGCGGTGAAGAACGTATGAGGGATATGAAATGGTAACCCGATTGTATCTCTCGAATACTGCATCTGCCGCAGTCAGCCCGGACAAACAAGGTGCATGGGACCAGACCGATACGCCAGTAGAATACAGGAAGATGGATACATCCAAAACCTCAAGTACCATGACCAGCAAGGCACAAGGAAAATCAAATACAGCCGGAACATATATGCTTTCGAGAATTTATGTCTCAAGAAGATTGGATGGAGCGCAATCTATTAGTGGAACAATCAAAGGAACAATCAGGTGCATGGAAAGCGGTGCTAACGATAATCTCGATGCAGTCAGGGTTTGCATTTGGGTTTGCAACGAGGCTGGAACAAGTCTGGTTGGCACTCTTCTTTCCTATGCCAATTATGGAACCATAGCCGAATTCAATACAGCACTCAGAGCCAAGAGAATAGCTGACGGAGATGCAATCGGAACGGTCAGCGCCGCTGATAATAATCGGATTGTCATGGAGATTGGATTTGGCAATACTACGACCGGTTCAGGTATCACCGGGACAATGAGTTATGGTGATGATAGCGGAACAGACCTCGGGGATAATGAAACCGACACAGCCGCATACAATCCCTTCATAGAACTCAGCGCGACGCTTACATTCAAGGACGAGGCGGCTCCAACAATTCCATAGAACAGCCTCAGGATGATGGGGGTGGGGATTTAAATGCCAGCCGAGTATTTAGCGTGTGTGTCGAGTGAAATCAAACGCGGCAAGAAGAAGAATATAGCGCAGAAAATATGC